CTGCACGACACTCTCAATCAGCATCGCGGCCTCATCATCAAGCATCTCGCCGGCCTCAAGTTTCGTGATCGCCGCATCCAACAGGGACGCATCCGCGCCCGTCGCTGCCGCAAGATTCTCAAGGCTCCTGACGCCCGCACTCGTCGCCGCGTATGCGGGGAATGCCGTGACGATGGACACTTCATGCAACCGCACTTCGCGAAGCTCGCGCGTCGCACCATCCGGCGACCACGCATCGCCGCCCTTCGGCACACTGAAACCGAACGACATCGAATCAACATCACCGCGGCGCATCAAGATGGCCAGATCCTTACCATCCGTCGTCGGCGGCAGGTCAGCCTCGACCCGTAGCCCGTGACTGTCCTCCGACAACCGCAGCGTCCCGGCGCGCTTCGACGCGAGCACCCTCGTCGTATCATGGTTCACGAACATCTTGATCTCATTCCGCGAGCTGAGACTCGTCGCGAATGCGCCCGGACGGATCTGCTCGATGAATGGCAACGGCTCCGACGGCGAGTCGAACACGGCGGCGTAACCGGCGAAACGCATCCCCTCGGTGGCAACGTCTTCGCGAATCTCGAACTCGTTGACGGTGATGCGGCGCGTTTCGACGGTGCTGTTCATATGCTCAATCGTAGCACCGGCCCGTTCAGACACGACAATCACGCTACGCTCCTCCTCGCGAATCTGCTCCGCCTTACGCGCATACCATTCGATGGCGGCCTGCGGCGCAAGCGGGTTGATGCCCCACAGGTAGAACGCAACCGCCCCGGCGCCGGGGAACCCATCCGCATCAGGGTCACGATTATCTTCCGCATCAAGGTCAACTAGGTGGCGCGCGGCCCACGCGCTCGCGCGGATCACCTTGTCTTCCGACACTTGCCCATCAGCCAACAATCGAGCCTCACGGATTGTGCGGGCGACAACGCCGTCGCCGGCCAAGCCATCAGCGTAGTATTCCAACCCTCGCGCTGCAGCTTCGCGGATATACTCTGGCAGCTCGAGGTTGACCTGTCGCTCGTCTAGGGTGCGCGTTGATTTCGGGTGGCCTTCGGGTAACAGATCAAAGTCCGTTGTGTAAGCGGCGTTCTGGGGTCGCCCTCTACGCAGTAAATATAGGAAAGCATTTACACGAGCCATTGACCACGCCGCACGACTAACACCGGGGCGGTGACTGCTGGAGTATGCGCCAGACCCTCGACGGTAAACCGCTGCGAGTTGGCCAAAAGTTGTCCGCGTCCAATCTGGACGATCAGCGGCAGCCATCGCATCATTATGCTCAGAGACTTTATTCCGTAGGGCCGTCTGAGTATTTTCACCGAGTTTGATGTCGCCGCCAGCGCCCGAAGCAGAGCCGGGAGCGTTGGCGTCAGAACCTGTTATCTGATCCTCGGGTGGCGCAGGCGCACGGTAAGCCGTGTCATCTTCGGTATCTTCCTGATCATTATCATCTACCTCATCGGCGCGCCATGCATTGCAGTAGTAGCCGCCATCGACGTAATCATCCCAGCGTTCGCACCACGCCTTGTCGCCTTGGACGTTGGACTCGTCGTAGAAATAACAGTTCCCACAGGCGCGGCCTTCCGGGACGTTGTCAGCCAATGCGGGCCGGTAGTTATCAGGTAGTGCGCGCTCGCCGCCCGGCTCCAATCCTTCCTTCAGGCTGATCGCGACCATCTGGTCAATCGCCTCCTGCTTCGTCGCGTGACAATGAATCGTGATTGGTTCACCACCCTCGTCAAGCTTCACAGTCGCCCACCCAGAACAGTCCGGCTCCGTATCAGAAATAAAATAAGGCAACCTAATCCTGCTTCTGAATCATGACGCTCACGACATACGAGTTACTCGCGATGCCATAGAGCGACTCTCCCGGATTGAGCGTCATCTGTCGCTCTTGTTTACCATCGAGGTGAATACCGTTCGACGTGGTGACATCGCTGCCACCGAGGAAAACCTGCTGGGCCGACTCATTGTTATGCACGGTCACTCTCTGACCAGAATCATCCGCTGCAGCCAATAGCACCCTCGCGGTGCCGACTGTGATTTGCGCGGTGGAGATGGTCACGATGCCACCGGGTAGGCTGCCTGCGGATCTTCCGGTTCGACCTGCGCGATGTTTTGCAGCTGCACGGACGGGAGGCCAGTGTGCGGCAACTCGTCAAGGCCTAGTGACTGCAGCGTCGCCGCTGGGTCGAAGCCCGCCTGCACAAGCTTGACGGCAATCGCAGACTTGATCTCCATCTCTTTCAGGTTCGCAGCTGCCAGATCAACATTCGCGAGCGGCACGCGGTAGACGTCGCCGCCTTCCGTGGGGGCCATGTCCTCAAGGCGATGGATGTCGTTGATGGAGAGGAAGCCGGACTGGATGCCGGTCGAGAAGCTGGCGTAGCGTGACTGTTGATCGCCGCGTAGCAGGCCATCGACGTTGATCTTGAGGTAGCCATCGCCGGTGATGAGGGCACTGTAGGCATCCTCAATCTTGACGATGTAAGGCCGGAGGCAATACGTGACGAAGTGGATGCCGTTCATTTCGACGCTGGCGTAGGACATCGCTCCGGGGGTCGTCACGCCGAGCAGGGCGGGCGGGCATCGAAACGCGCGCGCAATCTCTTCCGTGCTGTATTGACGCGACTCAAGCATCTGCGCTTCGTTCGGCGCAGCGGATGTCTGACTATATTTTGCGCCACCGAAAAGAACGCCGGGCCGGTGCGACCTGCGGACGGAACGATGCTGCTCCTCGAAGGAATCAGCAAGGTCTTTCGCCTGCTCTCTGGTGAGCGATCCGGGGAACTCGATGATGCCGCCGAGGGTGCTGCCCTGACCGAAAAAGAGTTGCGCGAAAGTGTCGAGCGCCTTGCCGAGGCCGAGCGTGTCACGGATCAGATCGATGCGGCTCCGTCCGCGCAACTCGCCGGGCAAGAGCAGCTCGGTCAGGTGCATCATCTCATCGTTGGGAATGATGACGCGGCCCTGATCGACGTGATACTCGGGTCGGAGTGTGACGCGGTTGCGTTTCACTTCGACGAGGCGCGGGTTCAGCACGACGAGGCCGGCGATGCCTTGATCATCACGGAGAATACGGATGAAGGCGTTGCCGTTCATAAGTAGGCTGATCAGTACCTGCGAGAAGTGCGTTGTCCGTGAGATGCCAACCTCGGGGGAGTCGAGCCAGACAGGGCGCGGGTACGCGACGCGCTGATCATCGACGCGACGGAACGTATCCATCGGCAGCGTCGAAATGGAATCAGCGATCAGGCGGACACAAGCGTAAACGGTGCCCAGCTTCAGCGCCTCGTCTTGGTTCATGGAGACACCGGCAGGCGTGGTCAGGCTCAGGCTATCTCCAGACGCGAAAAGGGTCTGGAAGGAAATGGAACGCTCCTCAACTTCGCGCCTGAAAAGTCCACCTAACATCAGATCAGTTCCTCTCAAGGGCTACGGCGAATGCGATCATGAACACTCCAACTAGGATGATTCCTGCCGGTGCGAAAATTAGCCCTAAACCTGCCGAGATAATAACCGCACCTAACACCTGTAGACATATGATAGCCGCCCTAAAACGCATAGAATCCCGGAGCACTCTCCACCTCCTGTTTACGAGTCGCACGATCAACCGCCATCGCCAGTGCGATGGCTGCATCTATCTTACGTTTGCTTTTACCCTTCGACAAGCGCCAACCCGCATCCGTTGATCGCGGAGTGGCACTGAGCACCTGATCCGTGAACACTGGATTATCCTCGTGAGCGATCAAGCCGTTGACGATCATCTCGTAGAGGTGGCCGCACGCCGGAACCATTCGCGAGCTGCTCTGCGGAAACTCGACCATCGGCAAGCCATCATCCGCCAAGATCTCGGCGGAGCGCTGCATGTAGGCAGGATCGTACGCCACCTCGATCAGGTTGTATTGCACAGCAATCTTACGGAGATATTGCTCCACCGCCTGCACATCCACGGCGTTACCATCCTGAAGCCAAATCTGGGCGCGGACAACGGCGCGGTCGCCTTGCGTCTGCACTAGCACGACGGCGATAGAGTCATGCTTCAGGGCCATGTCAATCCCGACGAACGTCGGCGCATCATCGACGAGCTGCAGCGTCGAATCCGTACAAGCTTGCCAAGCACCCGAAGGCAACCACGATTCCTGCGAACGTACCCACTGATTGAGCCGGTAACGTCGGAACGCCACCTCGGCAGTCTGGCGGGCGGCGACAGCGAAATCCTCTGCACTGATCAAGCCGAGCGGAAGGTTCGGATTGGCAGCTGCCCACGCCGCCTCATCATTTACATCACAAGCCTCGGGCGCTTCCCACCAGAAGAATCCGAACGCCTCATCCTCAATCTCGCCCTCCGCGACGCGCTTGCCATATTGGTAGAGGCGTCCGCAGATACTCTCCAAATCATAGCCGGCGGTCGTAATCGCCACGACCATCGGATCGCGACGCGCGCCCGACCCGAGCGTCAACGCATCCCACAAA